GTTCGGCGCGATCGGCATCGCCGCGGCGGGCGCCGCCTCGGGGGTCGGGGCCTTCCTCGCCGCCCTCGCCCCGGCCGCGGGCATCGTCGCCGCCCTCCCGGCAGTCATCGCCGGCGCCGCGGTGGCGATGAACACGCTGAAGCTCGCCACGATGGGTGTCGGCGACGCCCTGAAGGCCGGGTTCTCGGGCGACGCCGAGAAGTTCGCCGAGGCCCTGGAGAAGCTGAGCCCGGCGGCGCGTACGGCCGTTACCGCGGTCAAGAGCTTCCAGCCCGAGCTCAAGAAGCTCCAGCAGAACGTACAAGAGAGCTTCTTCAAGCAGTTCGCCGCCGACATCGGCCCGGCGATCAAGAACCTCCTGCCGCTCGGCAAGGAGCTCAACGGCGTCTCCACCGAGTTCGGCAAGGCCGCCTCGGAGGGGCTGAAGTTCGCCGCGAGTCAACAGGCCCTCGGCCCCCTGCGCACGATCATCCAGGGGACCAGGTCCGCGGTCTCCGGGCTGTCGACCGCGACCGCGCCCCTGGCTAAGGGCTTCCTCGACGTCGCCGCCGCCGTCCTGAAGGCGTTCGGCCCGGGGGTCGGCAAGAGCATCGCGCAGACCGGCGCCTCACTGGGCACGAGCCTGTCGGCGTTCGCCGAGTCGGGCCGGGCCGTCGAGTGGGTCAAAGGCGCCGTCGCCGTCTTCAAGCAGCTCGGCGAGATCGCCGGCAACATCGGCGGCATCATCAGCGGCGCCTTCCGCGCGGGCGAGACCGCCGGCGCCGGGCTGCTCAACAACCTCGCCCTGATCACCGGGCAGATCCGCGAGTTCGTCAACAGCGACGCCGGACAGAGCGCGCTGGCGAACATCTTCCGGACCATCGGCACCGTCGCCGCGCAGCTCGGGCCGATCCTCTCCGCGGTCGTCACTCAGGTCGGTGCCATCGCGCCAGCCCTGGCGCCGCTCTTCCAGGCCCTCGGCCCGGCGATCGTCCAGCTGATCAACGCGCTGGGCCCCGCCCTCGCGGCCATCGCCCCGAGTCTTGCCTCCCTCGGCCCTGCCCTCGCGCAGGGGCTCGCTGCCATCGGGCCCGCCCTCGGCCCGCTCGGCTCGGCCCTGGGGCAGGTGATCACCTCCCTGGCGCCGCTCCTGCCGATCATTGGCGAGCTCGCCGGCATGGTCGCGTCGCTGCTCGCGCCGGCCTTCTCAACGATCGCGGCTGTCCTCCAGCCTGTTATCGCGCAGCTCGCCGCGGCGCTGCTGCCGATCCTGCCGCCGATCACTCAGGCATTCACCGGGCTGCTTCAGGCGCTGATCCCCCTCGGCGTCGCCATCGGTCAGGCCCTCGGCCAGGCCGTCCAGGGGCTTGCCCCGCTGCTCGCGCAGCTCGCCCAGGTGATCGTTCAGGTCGTCGTCGCGATCACCCCGCTGGTCGCGCAGATCATCGCGGCCCTGCTGCCGGCGCTGCCCCCGCTGATCGCTGCGTTCAACGCAATCGTCGCGGCGGTCATCCCGCTTCTGCCGCCCATCCTCGGCCTCGTCCAGGCGATTGTCCCGCTCGTCTCGACGGTCGTCAGCCTGGCCGCGCCGCTGCTGAAGATCGCCGCGGCGTTCGTGGGCTGGGCGGTCATCAACATCGTCGTCCCGATCATCGCCAAGATCGTCAGTGCCCTCGGGGGTCTGATCGGGATCGTCACGACGGTCGTGAACATCGTGACCGCCTTCACCAAGGCGGTCGTCGCGGGCTTCAAGTGGCTGTACAACACCCTCGTCGGGCACAGCATCATTCCCGACCTGGTCAACGGGATCATCCGCTGGATTCGGCAGCTCCCCGGCCGGGCCCTCGCGGCGCTGTCGAATCTCGTGTCGTCGATCCTCGGCCCGATCCGGTCGGCGGCCTCGCAGGCCCTCGCCGCCGCGCGGAAGTGGGTCAGCGACGCGGTCGCCGCGGTGAAGGCCCTGCCCGGCCGCGCGAGGTCAGCGCTCTCCGGTATCGGCTCGGCGCTGGTGAGCGCGGGCCGTGACCTCATCCGAGGCATGATCAACGGCGTCAAGGAGATGGCCGGCAACATCGCGAGCGCGGCCAAGGAGGTCGTCAGCGGTGCGATCTCGTCGGCGAAGAACGCGCTCGGGATCTCGTCACCGTCGCGGGTCTTCGCACAGATCGGCCGCGACACCGGCCGTGGCTTCATCGAGGGCCTGACCGGCACCTCGTCGAAGATCAAGGCGACGACCGACAAGATCGCCAAGTCCATCATCCGCGCCTTCGAGGGGCGCAGGACGCGGCTCGACGACCGGCTCGTGGCCCTCGTCGACTCGGGGAACCGGCGCCTGCAGAAGCTCGCCGCCCAGCGCGACGCCCTCACCAAGAAGATCGCCGACGCGCAGAAGTTCGCCGCCGAGACGACGAAGTCGGCGCTCGAAGCGTTCTCCCTCTCCAACATCGCGCAGGGCCAGGAGACGGTCACCGCGAAGACGCTGACCGCCGGCCTGGAGCAGGCCGTACAGCGGGTCAAGACCTTCTCTGCCCAGCTCAACAACCTCGCTCGCCGTGGACTGCGGAAGGACCTGCTTCAGCAGATCGTCGGCCTCGGCCCCGAGCAGGGCGCCCAGCTCGCCGAGGTGCTGTCGAAGACGACCAAGGACAACCTGAAGCGGCTCAACAACCTCCAGGGCCAGCTCGTCAAGGCGACCGGCACGCTCGGCAACACCTCGGCTGACGTCCTCTTCGACGCCGGCACCCAGGCCGGTAAGGGCTTCCTCGCGGGCCTGAAGGGACAGCGGAAGAGCATCGAGAAGTTGATGCTCGACATCGCGAAGGGGATGCAGGCCGCGATCCGCACGGCCCTGCGGATCAAGTCCCCGTCGCGGGTCTTCATGAAGATCGGCGACATGACCGGCGCGGGCCTGCACATCGGCCTGCTACGCCGTATGGCGGCGCTCCAGGACGCGAGCGCGGTAGCGGCCCGGTCCCTCGCCGACGGCGTCCAGGCGCAGCTTGCAGGGCTCGGCGGCGGGGTCCCGGCCGGTGACCTCGCCCCGCTCACCCGGGCACAGCGGGCGCGGCGCGCTGCTGTCGAGGGCGCCGCCGGCCGCCGGGCGGGCAGCGGGTCGGGCGGGACGACCACGATCGTCAACAACTGGGAGATCCGGGAGGTCGGCGACGCTCACATGACGGCGAAGCGCGTACTGAACCGGCTCGTCTTCGCGGCAGGGGTGAGTGGCTGATGGCGACCGAGTGGTACATGGCGTTCGGCGGCGTCGAGGTGGTGAACCACTCACGGCTGATGGCGTACCTCGAAACGGTCGGCTCGCCGCTGACCGAGGCCAGCGGCTGCGGCTGTCCGACCTTCGGCGCCGACATCCTGGAACAGCTCCCGTACACCACGCCGGACGACGAGGACAGCCCCGCGCCCTGGTGGGATCCAGATGCACCCGAGTCGGCGGAGTTCGCCGGCCTGATGGTCCTCGACGTCGAGGGCCTGGACGACTTCCCGGTACAGCGCACCGTGACGGGCGGGATCGCCGGCGGCGGTGCGATCGGCCCCGCCCGGGCCCTGCCTCGCACGATCACGGTGACGGCGCTGATCCTCGGCGCGACCTGCTGCGGCGTCGAGTACGGCCGTCACTGGCTGGAGCAGGTCTTGCAGGGCTGCACCAGCGGCGAGTGCGACGGCGACTGTCTCACCGTCTACGCCTGCTGTCCGGGGGAGGAGCTGACGGCGGCCGAGTTCAATGCGCGGCATCGGCGGACGCTGCGCCGCGTCGCCCTCGTCGACGGGCCGCGGGTCACCGCGAGGTCGGGCAACGGCTGCGGGGTCGGCGCCTGCCAGAGCGGCGCCGACATCCTGACCGTCGAGTTCGTGCTGACCGCCGCGGTGCCCTGGCTATGGACCGACCTCACTCCGGTGATGGAGGTGGCCCCGCCGGTGGACCTCGAAGGTGACTGCGTCGAGTGGTGCGTACACCCGACGGGCGAGGACTGTCCGGGCGGCTGCCGCTTCGCGGCCTGCGTCGACCCGACCGCCGCATGTGCTGACGACCGCTGTCTGCCCGCCGTCCCGCCGACGCCGGGCATCCCGCTGTCGACCTGCTTCTGCCTGCCGCTCGCGGCCGAACGGGCCTGCTTCGAGATGGACCTCACGAGCCGGCCGAACTGGTCCAGCGACGTCCCGGTCATCACGATCCGCTCGGGGTCGGCCGAGCTCAGGAACCTCACGATCGAGATTTACGAGCAGGACGAAGAGGGCCTGACCTGTGACGAGACGGCCGACGAGAACCGATGCACGCCGCACTCCTTCTGGCACGTCGCCTACGTCCCGCCGGGCGGGGCGGTGACCCTCGACGGGCAGACCGGCCGGGCCACCGTCGAATGCGCCGGCGTCTGCGAGAGCTCGCCCGACGTGTACGGGCAGGACGGCATGCCGCCCACCTACCGGCCGCTGGAATGCGCCTCGTACTGCGTGTGCCTGTCGACCGATATCGAGAATCCGCCGGCGCCGGATGCGCTGGTCACGGTCAATGTCTCGGGGCGGGGGCGGTAATGGCGGTCGCGGGATGCGGGACGCACAGCGCGGTCATCCTCGACCGCGCCGGGGCGACGGTCACGACGGCCGAGGTGCTGACCGAGGTGGAATGGAACCGGGCGCTCGACGCGACGTCGACGGCGCGGGCGCTGATCCAGCCCGATGGGGACTGCTGCAACCGGCTCGGCCGGATCGGGAGCTGGCGGAACCGGCTCGTGATCTTCCGTGACGGCAAGTACGTATGGGACGGGCCGATCACCGATGTGACCTGGTCCCTCGGGCAGGTTGAGATCCTGGCCGAGGACGTCAGCGTGTGGCTCGACGAGCGGGTACCGCACGAGACGAAGACCTTCACGAACGTCGACCTCATGGAGATCGCCGAATGGCTGATCGCCGACGGGTACGCGCCCGACGACCCCGGGCACACGGTGCAGGTGATCGGTAAGGCGGGGATCACCGGCTCACGCTCGTACAGCGCGGGCATCGGGCAGACCGGCGACCATCTGCGGCAGCTCGCCGAGGCCGGCCTTGACTACACAGTGATCGGCTCGAAGATCCTGCTGCTGCCCGAGAACTACATGGCGAGCGTCGGCCGGCTGTCGGACACCGACCTGCCCGAGGGCCTGGAGGTCAGCGAGGACGGCAAGGCGATCGTCACCCGCTGGTACGTCGCCGGCAGTCAGGAGAGCGGCGTCCTCGGCGTCGACGGCGGCACCGACCCCTTCTATGGGCTGCACGAACGGTACGTCGAGATGAGCGAGATCACCGATCAGGACTCGGCGACGGAAGCCGCCCGGGCGCGGCGCCGGGCGACCTCGGCCGTGCCGGTCTTCATCGACACACAGCAGGTCACGATCTCGCCCCTCGCGGCCGTCGACGTCCCCGCCCTGGTCCCGGGCTGGTGCCTGGACGTAACGAGCGCGTCGACCTGCCGGAAGGTCTCGCAGCGGCTGAAGATCACGGGGCTGAAGGTGACCGAGAACGGCGGCGACGACGACACCCCGGGCACCGAGTCGGTACAGGTACAGGTGGCGGCGACAGCGGCGGAGGCGGCGTAGATGGCGATGCGAGGGACGCCGGCGCGGCGCCTGGTCGAGGT